AACTGGTTCAGCAACTGGTTCAGCAACTGGTTCAGCAACTGGTTCAGCAACTGGTTCAGCAACTGGTTCGGCTGCAGATTCTTCTGCAACTGGTTCAGCAAGTGGTTCTTCTGCAACTGGTTCAGCAGCAGGTTCTTCTACTGGTTCGGCAGCAGGTTCTTCTACTGGTTCAGCGGCAGGTTCTTCTGCAACTGGTTCAGCAAGTGGTTCTTCTACTGATTCAACAACTGGTTCTTCTGCAACTGGTTCTTCTGCAACTGGTTTTTCTGCAACTGGTTCGGCAACGGGTTCGGCAGCAGGTTCTTCTACTGGTTCGGTAACAGGCTCTTCTGCAATTGGTTCAGCGGCGGGTTCAGCAGCAGGTTCTTCTACTGATTCAGCAACTGGTTCGGTCGCAGGTTCTTCTGTTATAACAGTTTCTTCTGTGACATTGTTTTCAGTTATAACTGTTTCTTCGGTTAATACTGGTTCCTCGTTATTATCCATTTATATATATAAATGGACAATAAAAAAATATATTTTGAATTCTTTGCTAAATATAATACTAAAACACAAAATACAAAATTTATGCATATTTATCTAAAATACATTTCGGTATAAGGTTTGTTTTTATATTTTCCATTTTTTTAAAACATTTGTTTATAGTAACTTCACTGACGCCACATATTTGTTTAATATCCATCTTACTTATATTCAAATTACAATTTTGACATACAAAATATATAATACCTGCGGCAATTGCATGAGGAGTATTATCCGATATAATATTTTGTTTTTCTAATTTATTTGCTATAAATTTTGATAACATAGTTAATTCATTATTTATATTTAATTTACTACAAAAACGGTCAATAAAAGAACTTGGTGTGGTTGTGCATAAATCCGTTTGTTGAGATGGTTCAATGTTGCGTTCTATATTATGTAATATATTGACTGCCATTGAACAACCACTCGTCGCACTTGTTTTATCTAATTTGAATATTTCAGCTATTTCATGGGACGTTCGTGGGCAACCATTAAGACGACATGATATATAAATTGAAGCTGCCTTGATTCCATCTCGATTTAGTCCCCTAAACATTTTTTGTTCAGATATATCTTTGTGAATTGACATTGCAACATCTATGAATATTTTTGGAATACCGGCATTCTGTGCCATTATTGTAATAAACTGAAATTCATCATACAGTGATTTTTCTTTATGTGGCATGGATTGCCATTCAGTCCATTTACGAATTTTCTTCATTTCATAAGACGAATTTCCTGCACATAATACTTTACATCCATAGGATGATTCTATTAATAATGGATTTATTGGATTTCCACAACGTGTAGGGTCATTCGCATTTTTATCATCCGCTCCATAAAAACGCCATTCCGGGGAATAATCCAATGTATTTTTATATATTACTGAACATTCTTGATTTGTGCATGTTGGAAAACCATCTTCCATAATAATCAAAACTGAATTACACAATGAACATAGACCACTTTCTACATCATATACACATTCTATATTTGAATCTGGTTTTGTAGATTGATTTTGGGTTTCCAAATCAAATATATCCCATAATCTTGATTTTTCTTTATTTGACAATATAACCTTTTTCTTTTTTGTTTTAGAATTGTTCTTATTTAGAGAATTTTCACCCTCTTCTTTTTTATTCACTTGTATATTTTCATGTTTTTTTGGTTTTCTTATAGTTATTATTTCATTTGATATTTGAATCATTTGATATTATAGTTAATATATTGATATAAAGATGTTTTTAATCAATTTTATATAAATAATTTATACTATTATTATAGATAATACAATGAATACTGTATCTCTATTAGATAGCTATGTCAAAAGATTCATGAATACAATACCAAGACAGTTTTATACTGAATCCGCAGAAAAATTAATTCATGAGGTTTGTGAAACTGTATATAATGGTGAAAAACCCAGGGAAAAAATAATTGAAATCGTTGAAAATTTTGTGGAAAAACATTTGAATAATACTGATGGAAAACCAATCGGTATAACCGAAGCTATTGAAAGTAGCATTTCGAGAGCTACATTGGACGTTTATAATGATAAAAATGTTAATATGTTGTTGTTAGAGAAAATTGTAAAAGAAAATGGAAACTCATCCGGAGTTTTTTATGAATTGTTGGAAAAAGGTATTTCGGCTACAAAAGAACCAAGTGATACAAAAATAGATGATACAAATAGTTTTGCAAAAATTGTTTTTGATAAAATGATACAAGAAAACAATACAACTATGAGAGGAGGACAAAACCAGGGTTTTCAACAAATAGCAATGGTGTTTTCAGGAGTGGGTGGATTGATTCTGTTGAATTCCATATTGGAAAGTATGGGCAAAGGAGAAAAAACTATGGACGTATTAAAAATGTTATCAAGAGTTAAACCAGATCAATTAAGGAAGATATCTAATGATAAAGAATTATTAGAAAATATCAAGAAAGGAAATTTTGAAATTCTTAATACAAAATATGGTATTGATATTTCTAAAATAATGGATGCTAAAAATAAAGGAACGAAAAAAGGTAGTGAAGATGATAAATCTACAACAACACAAAATGATAAAAATATCAATGACCCTCTTAAAATGTTAGACATTAATAAAATTCCTGAAATTCCAGACATTAATAAAATTCCTGAAATGCCAGATATTAGTAAAAATCCTGCAATGCCAGACATTAATAAAATTCCTGGAATGCCAGATATTAGTAAAATTCCTGGAATGCCAGACATTAATAAAATTCCTGGAATGCCAGATATTAGTAAAATTCCTGGAATGCCAGACATTAATAAAATTCCTGGTATGGATATGCTGAATGTGATGGATGATATAAAAAAAACAATCGCAGAAGAAATTATCAAAAAAATACAAGAAAATCTACCAGACAAAATAACAGATAGTATAACCGTTAAAAGTGATATATATAATAAAATTTTATTAGTAATACAAGCACATCTTCAAAGTAAAACAGGAAAACAAATGTTATTATCCCATATTGATAAAATAATACAACCCGAAATTGATAAATTAACAAATGATAATGAAATTAATAAAAGAATATTGAAAATGATATTCAAAAATACATCATCCGATATATCTGCAAAATTAATAGAATTGATTGCTAAAAATACTACTGATACAAATGCAACAAATATACCAGAGCGTTTTAATACAAATATTTCTGGTATTATCAGTGATTTTTCTATTTGGATAGATGAGAAAAATAAAACTGGTGGTGATATTGAAAAATCAACAAAAAAAGATGACGAACCAAATACACTTCCTGAAAACAACGATAATATTGAGGTTAAAAGTATTGATGAAAATAAAAATGCATCATTAACTGAAATACTTCCTCCGCCACCTCCGGTTAAAAGTATAGAACAACAAATGAAAGATGTTGCAATTGAAAGTATAAAGCCAGACGGTCAAAGCGGTGGTAAAACAAAAAAAAGAACTAAAAACAATAAAAGAAAAACATTGAGAACTAAACAAAAACGAACAAAAAGAAAATACAGAAAATAAATGTGTTGAGAACCTAGAAATAAATCCCAGAAATTGAGAACTTTTTATACAAGGTTCTCAACTTCTTACAAAAATAACTTCCTAAATATTGTAAAAATATTCTTTGTTATAATTTTCTTTATTCTAAACAACATTTTTTTGTAATAAGTTGAGAACCTAGAAATAAAACCAATGAAATTGAGAACTTTCTACAAAAGGTTCTCAATATTATAATCAAAATTAGATATTTTCAATAAGTTCTCCATTTTTGTAATAATTGTATGTAGGCGTATATCCTAATTTGTCACTTTTACTAAAAATTTCAACTCTGGAATTTGGGTATTTTATTGATTCATTTATTGCATCTTCTTTTGATAATATTATAATCATATCTTCCCACTCACTACCATGAAGTAATACATAAATAAAATCCATTTATTTTATGATAATTATATAAGTTATCATTTTATATTCTGCATCTTACAAAAATGTTGAGAACATAAATAAACCCCCAGAAATTGAGAACTTTTATTGCAATGTTCTCAACATCTTATCAAAATAACTTTCTAAATATGGATAAAAAGAATCTTTGTTCTCAATTTTCTTTATTCTAAACAATATTTTTTATAAGAAGTTGAGAACCTATAAATAAACCCCCAGAAATTGAGAACTTTTATTGCAATGTTCTCAACATCTTTCAAATATATTTATTTACGAATACTTTTTCGTATTTTATTTTTACCTCGTTTTACAGTTTTTCTTTGTTTTCTTGATTTTTTTGCACGTTTTCCACCTTCTGTTCTCCTATCAATCTCATCTTCTTCAATTTGTAGTCGTATTCTTTCAAGTTCTTCATCAATATCTAATATAATTGGAGAAAAATTGTAACTATCTTCTTCTATATGACGAATGTCAAAACAACTCATACCACCGTTATCTCGTAACATATTTCCAATATCGATATGTATATTAGCCCGTTCTCGTAAAGGAGTGCTAGTTTTGTAAAAATAAACAAATTTATTCCATTTGAGTGGACACCATCCAAATATATCATCTCTTTCATTTGGGTCTTTACCGTTTTGCAATAAACGTTCTACAAGATTACTATCTTGATTTATGATTGCGTTTATAAGAGGCGTATATTCTTCATTTAATGCGTAATTTATTCTTTGTTGTTGTGTTTCCAATGAACGACCACCTTTCATATATATATATATTTATGATTTTTTTATGCCATCCTTTTCTCTATTTTTTCAAAAAATTCGGGTTTATATACTAAATTACCAGAAGGTTTATATTGATTAATAGGCGTATATTGTTTTCCATCTTTTTGCACAGGATTACCATTTTTATCATTCATTAATTTACTGTTAATGTCATCATCATCTTCTTTTTCATCTTTCCTATTAATAATATTACCATTTTCATCAATGACGTTTCCTGTTTTCTTCTTTACTTCATTGCGAACATATGCAGGAATCCAATGTTTCCAAGAAACAAATAAAGTATTTGGATGTATATAGCGAACTTGAAATCCATTGTCTTCCAATTTAACTACCAAATATGATATACATTCTCCTTTATCATAAACAGGTTCTCCAAATATATATTCGGGAACATTGAAAAAAATATGTTGTTCATTGCGTTTATTTTTACCAGTAAAAGTAATTCGTTTATGAATTCTATTAAGAATTTTATTGAATATAGCAATTTGTTTCAAATCTCTTTTTTGATTTTTTTCATATAAATCATCTATATTAATTTTTTGAATAGTATCATCATCATCTGTAAATAATAAAGCCATTCTATATTATTATACCAAAAAATATTTTTTCAATAAAAACTAATGAAGAAAACAGATATAATATAATATACAAAAATATGAATAAAGAACATGATAAAACAGAAGAACCAGAAGAACCAGAAGAAGAGAAAAACGAACAACCACAAGAAGAGAAAATAAAACCAATAATAAAACATATAGTATTATCAGGCGGTGGAACCGTGGGATTTTCTCAATATGGTGCATTACGAGAAAGTAACAAACAAGGCGTTTGGTCAATTGGAAACATAGAAAGCATATATGGAATTTCAGTAGGAAGTATAATCGGAACGTTTATTTGCCTAAATTTTGATTGGGATGTTCTAGATGATTATTTGATAAAACGTCCATGGCAAAATGTTTTCAATTTCAATATAAATTCGATAATAAAATCATTTGATTCCCGTGGATTATTAGATAATAAAGTAATCAAAGAAATATTGGAACCATTATTCAAGGCAAAAAACATAGACATAGATTGCACTATGAAAGAATTATATGAAATAACCAATATAGAATTACATATTTTTACAACTGAATTGAACAGTTTCAAATTGATTGATATATGTCATATGAATTATCCTGATTGGAAAGTAGTAGATGCAGTATATGTATCATGTAGTTTGCCAGTAATATTCAAACCATTATTGATAGACGGTAATTGTTATGTAGATGGTGGATTCATTGAACATTATCCAATATGTCAATGTATAAAAGATGGAAAATTGCGTGAAGAAATTCTTGGCATATACAAGAATTTATTCATTGAAAATACCCAAAATATAAATGAAAATTCAACATTATTTGATTATATATACATTGCATTCAACAAGATTATAATAAATCATTGTAATCATGAAACGATACCTTATGAAATAGATTTAGATACTATGCCATTTGGATTATATGATATTTTTGATATTGCATCTTCCAAAGAAAAAAGAACAGAACTCATAGAATATGGTGCAAAGAAATATCATGAATTGTCATCTATATTTACACCTTTACACATTTAGATACTTATATTTTGGTTTGTGCAGAAGTAGTTACATTAATGAATTCTTTTAAAGCATTGAATGTGATTTTTGTATCAAATTCATATTGTTTAGAATCAATTATCATTTTTATTGTAGGATATGATTCAATATTGTATTTAGCAATTGCATTTGCGACATTTTGGTCATCATCTTCTGTGCAATTTAATTCATTACATGTAATCAAATAATTATTTACAACAGTATTATTGTATTTTTCTTTAAATTGATTCCATATAGGTTTAGCAGTTTTACAATGTGGGCACCAATCCACGTGAAAAAAGAAAACATCTGCTGAATTGTTTCGTGTGTTTGTATTTGGAACATCATTGTATTTTTTAACAACACTTTTTTTCTTGTAAAAAGTAATGTATGCGTAATAACTAGCGATTCCAAATATTAAGAATGTAGAAATGATTAATATAGAACGTTCATATCTTTTGATATAACGGTTGTAAATTAACTCAATAAATTTAGACATTATATATTATATAATTATATTTTTCTACTATTTTTTACGATATAGCTAAATAGAGAAACGGAACAAATAGATAGTAAATATTTAGCTATAATAATTTTTATCATTATACTATAACTAATGACAAAAACACTCAAAAGAAATATAAAAAATAAGAATAAAACTATGAAAATATATTCACGAAATGATTATTTAAGTAATGATGGTATGCTGACTACTGTATGGGGACCTAGCACATGGCATTTATTACATACAATGAGTTTTAATTATCCAGTGAATCCAACATGCCAGGATAAACAAAATTATCGCAATTTTATTCTCAATCTTCAAAATGTTTTGCCATGTGGAAAATGTAGAAAAAATTTGAAAAAGAATTTCAAAAAATTACCATTGAAATGGAAATACATGGAAAATAGAGAAAAGTTCTCCATGTATATTTATAAATTACATGAATTAATAAATAAAATGTTGAATAAGGATTCTGGTCTAACTTATAATGATGTTCGTGAAAGATATGAACATTTTAGGTCAAGATGTGCTAAAAGTATAAAAGAATTAGAAAAAGACAGAAAAGAATTGGAAAAGAAAGAAATGGAATCTAAAACAGATGAAAAGGGTTGCACAGAGCCATTGTATGGTGAAAAATCTAAATGCATATTGAAGATTGTTCCACAAGACACAAAATGTGAAACTTTTTCAATCAATGATAAATGTATCAAGAAAAAATTGGATAAATAAATATATATTTAGTAAAAGTAAAAACTGTCGTAATTATATAGAACACAATATATATAATGACCGACATAAATACCGTAAATAAAAAAATTATAAATAATGAAGAGGAGTATTATGCAAATGTAAATGCAATGCAAAAAGAAAAAGAAGAAACGGTTCCATTTTGGTCACAAAATCCAAATGTTATTTTTCAACAAAAATATTTTTTTGAATTTTTTCCAACTGAAAATATGAGTTATACACAAAAATTAAATGCGGTTTCAAGAATGGTTCTGTTTTTAACAATCATATCATTTGTTTTTACAAAAAGTATTCGTTTATTAGCAGTATCTGGTATTACATTGTTTTGTATATTTATGCTGTTTTATTATCAAGAACAAGAAAAAATGAAAGTAGATACTAAAAAAATGAATTTAGAAAAAAATGTGGAGAACTTTGATAATATTGCTACCTATACATTGAAACAAAATGATATACCAATAAAAGACAATGTATTTGCACCACCAACATCATTGAATCCATTTAGCAATGTATTAATAAGTGATTATGACTATAATGTGAATAAAAAACCAGCAGCACCTGCATTTAATACCAATATAAATAATGATATATTGAATCAAGCAAAACAATTAGTAAAAGAAGCAAATCCCGACCAACCAGATATTTCCGATAAATTATTTAAAGATTTAGGAGAACAATATGTTTTTGAACAATCTTTACGTCCTTTTCATTCGAATCCAAGCACTACAATTCCAAATGACCAGCAAGGATTTGCTGAATTTTGTTATGGTAGTATGGTATCTTGTAAAGAAGGGAACATGTTTGCATGTGCGCGAAATTTAGCAAGACATACAAATTAAAGTTTTTTATTGTCTATAATGTAAATTTCTTGTGTAATAGTATATTATATAAGAAATGTCTTTAATGAGCAATTATTTGTTTAATAGCACAGACCGTATTGGGATGGATGTTACCGACAACACTCAATTAAACTTACAAAATACTCGTTTTGGTAACTATACCGTTGCAAACTATTATAATGAATCTACTTCTGACTCACATGTCAAATTTGCTACACAACAACCCAATGTTATGTTTAATGCAGTCAATGGCGGTAGTGGTGTAGGTGGTAGTGTTGTTGATTTTGAATCACTTCTTCATTTAAAAAAAGAACAAGAACGACCATTAGAAAAATTACAATTACATCAACGCCCATTTATTACTGTTCCATATTTAGGAAGAGGTTCTTGTGACCCTGTTTTAGAATCACAACTATTACAAGGTGAAATTGTTAGTGATAAGAAAAGTGTTTCTACTGTAATGGATAAATCTTTCATGAGTTACACATTATACCCATCGGATGATAAAATGGAAGAACGTGTTAAAAATCCTTCTTACACTGTTGAAGAAGCCGCATTGGATGGATGGGTTCGCGGTGGTGCATCTACCCGTGATATGACCGTAGATAAATTTAACAAAAATCAACGCCCACACGATAATAGTTATTAGACCAATGTAAATATAAAATAAAATAACATAAATATAAAAATTTATTTATATTATTATTTAGGAGGAATATGGATTTGAGTAAGAATACATTACCTTATTATAACGTCTTTATAGAAAATGTGCAATATAATTCTAATATTGAATATCGTAATTGTTTGCAATCTTTATGTAATTTACGATTTCCAGAAGGCGATTTCCCCGAAGATATACCACCTGAATACAGAAATGAAATGAGTTATGATATTGATAATATGACTCTTGCACTTGATTTTGTTTATAAAAAAACAAAAACGCATCCTTCTTTTCAAAAATTGTATAGTTTAGGGGCTGCAAAAATGTTATCAGATGATGATACTATCGGTTTAGCTATTATGTTTTCTTTTGATTATTTGAAATACTTTCATCCTTGTTTTTCATTTTTCTTGAAAAATCCGGATGATTTCAATGAAAATATTGATATTTATAAAACTTTAACCGAAGAACTTGCAAAATAATATACTATTATAATTTATAATGGCATCTACGCGAAATAGAAATACATCTGGTAATTATGAATTAGAACAATGGTCCAATAATCATGGGTGTAATTATAGCACATATGATTCATTTGGAAGACCTCAAAAAACTTTATTTCCAGGGGATGGTTTATTGACTGGAAAAGTTGGTCCTACTGAACTTGCCCATAATAGTTGTGATATTGAATCTATGTTGCGGGGTATTGGTTCAACCAATCTTGTTAAACCAAATCCTGAAATTATTCCTGAAATTCGTCCATTGAACAGTTTATCTATTATTGACCGTCTTCCTGTTGCGGTTCCTGACCCATTGGTGGTTGAACCAAATCAACGTCCTGGTCGTTATTTGTAGGATACATTTTTTGAGTAAGTTTTTGCACTTTTGATTTTTTGTTTTTAAACGTTGTATTTAGTTTCTTTTGTTTTTTTTGAATTTCCTCTTTTTTAACAAATATTTGGTTTTTAAATATTTGTTCTATTGCATTTTTTATTGGATTCTCTTCTGTTTTTTGTTGTTCTTTCGTTGTATTTGTGGATGATGGTGTATCTGGGATGGTTGTTTTCTCAATCGGTTTCAAAAATTTATCAAAAATATTCAATGTTGGTTTGTTCTCAATATGTTCAGGTAACTTATCTATTTCTTCAAATTCCATTTGCATTTTATCATCATGTGTGACAGTTTTCCCATTTGTAAATATTTCAATTGGTATTTTGATTATAGACATTATATATTTTGATTCATCCATTTTTATAATTATTTTCTATATTTTTAAATCGTTATTTTTATAAATACATATAGAAATATGTATTTATATTTCATAAATGTCCTATGTATATTTATTAGAATCTACTAATAAAAATACTTATGTGGGTGCAACCGTTGATTTAGAGAGACGACTACGACAACATAATAAAGAAATCAAAGGCGGCGCTCATGCAACCAGTATAAAAGTGAATAATGGCGAAGAATGGACCCGGGTATGTCATGTATCTGGGTTTCCAAATTGGCAATCCGCATTACAATTTGAATGGAGATGGAAACAAATTAGCCGTAAAATATCACCTGCTTTTTATCCATTAGAACGAAGAATGATGGCATTGAAACATTTATTATCTTTGGAAAAATCTACTACGAAGGCTATTCCATTTGCTGAATGGGATGCTCCGCCAACTGTTCATTTAGAAACGGAAGATGCTGTTAAATATTACAATATTAGTTGAATTTAACAACAATTTTGACGGTTTCTTTTTTGATACATTTACATGCAGATACAGATAATTCTTCTCTTTTCTTGCGTGTTTTGGAATTATCGTCTTGTGAATCCAATGATTTCTTGTTTTTAGAAGTGCTGTTGCGTGAATTCATGTCGTTCTCAATAACAGTATAATTATCTTTGATATAATCAATGATTTTGTTCTCAATCGCCCATTTGAAAAAATTTAATTGACCAATCGTTGTTTCCATGTATTTTTCATTATCATATGGAATCGTAATACGTTCCCAACGACAAAATGGGTCAAATCGGCGTTTAGAATACGCTTTTAATTTCAATTTGTAATCGTTATATACTTTGAATCTGGATGTAGATTCCCCATGTTTGTTTTCCAAATCATAAACAGTGTAATACTTTTTAGCAAAATTGGTTACAAACCAATCCACTATTCTCAATGAAATTTTGGATTCACCGTTGATAATACACATCATCTTATTTAAATTATCTTGGGTGCTATAAAAATCCATTAAACTTTTCATTAATAATTCATTTTGAGTATTTGTATTTGCGATATATGCCATTACAATAATATTCTGCTTTTATTTATATATTTTTTTGTATAATATAAAAATATTTTTATATATTATAGATATTATGAATAAAACATACTTATTATCAACAGATACACTGAAAACCATGGCACAGGGGGCTCTTGGTGCAATGACATTTGGAGCATATCATCAATATACCACAAATAAAATAATGGAATTGAATAACGAAAAACAAGAATTATATCAAAAATATTTTATGGATAAAATGGAAAATAAACATAATACAGAAATCAATGAATTGAGAGAAAAATTGAAAAAATTAGAGGAAAAAAAATTTTGGTGGTGAAATGGGTGATTAACAATGCGTTTTTGTTCCCAAACTCTTGTAATAATATCCGTTATATGCCTTATTTTTATCTAATGCTTTTGCCAATGTTTTATCACTGATTTGTAATGTTCGTATGCAATCATATTTACAAATGAATTCTCGTATTAGATTGTTTTGTGCATCATATTGCCCAACACCATCTTTATATAATATTGGTTCTCCTACTCTATTTACAAATTCACGTTTTAGATTTTCGTCGCAACTATCATACAACATGTAATAATGTCCTTTTGCTATGGTTCCGTTTTTAACTGGATTATCCAATGCTGAAAATGATTCATATCCATTTTTTATTGCTGCTGTTTTTCTATCAATATATACATTTATTATTTTTGATTTTTTTTCATCTAATTTTGCAATATATCCCAAATTCTGTGTTTTTGTTTTTTTATTAGGTTGAATATTATATAATACATTTGGGTCCAATTCTCTATCTACATACATCCATCTGAAACCTTTATATACTGAATTTTCTTCAACTGCTTTTTGAATACTAGGTCTTTTTATTGCACTGTCTTCTTTCATACATTGTGCAACAGTTTCATATACTTTTACTAGTTGTAATGTATCTGGATTTATTTTTTGTAATCTTGGACCAATTGTTGCTAATGGTTCTTGAAAATTGGTAGTAGTTCTTGTTTGTGTTGAATTTAGTTTATTGAATATTTCTTTGTTTGTATTTTCTAAATTACTTATTTTCTGTAATAGAATATTTTCATTTTCTAATAATGTTTTTATAGTATTTTCGTATTTTTCAACATATTGAAATTGTTGTGATGTATTTTGATTTGATAAAATATTTTTTATAGTTTCTATATCATTACGCATATTATTGTAATCAATTTCATTATAGTGATTGATATTTATTTTTATTATATTTAAAATGGTTTTATATGACAAGTTTCTACCTACCAAAAATAGTTCATTTTCGTTTTCGTGACCTTCTAAATCTGTTTTTTGGTTTGGACGAATATCTTTATGATAATGTAGAAATCTTTCAAAATCTCTACTACGATTTACCATAAAACAATCTAATAGTAGGGCTTCTTCATATTTTGATTTATGTTCATTGTAGCGTGCTTCTACGCCACGACGACTTTCTCCAATTTTTATTACATATTCACCATTTTCATATGATTTTACTTTTACTATATAAACCAATGCACCTGCATTTCCAAATTCCCTTAATAATAAATTTTGTTTTTCAATTGCCTTTTCTTTTGTTATTTTTTCATCATATTCTTTTTTGATTTTTGTTTCTGCTTGATTCATATCTGTTTTGATTTGTTCAATCTGTATTCGGAGTTCATCACATTGTTCTTTTATTGTTTCAAACATAATATTTTCTAATTTTATGAAATATTCATGTATCTCATCACTTTTTTTGGTTCCTGCTTTCAAACAAAATTTTTTAAAAGTATCAATATTCAGCATGATAATTTCTTTATTATGACCTCCTCTTGTTTCTTTTTTTTCTAACGAAACAGAATGTTCTGGGGAAAGTATTTTATAATCTTTGTTTATTACAAAATTTTTTTCTATTAAACGTTTTGCATTTGCTTTTTGTCCAAAACCAATCCATTCCCATACATCATCTATGTCAATTACATAATCTGTATTTGTGTAATTTTTAGCATATTCATAAAATAAAATTGAAAATAGTTTTTGCTCAAAAGTAGTAAAATTATTTATTACTTTATCAATTAGTTTAGATTGATAATTTTCTGTTAATTTTATAACTGGATTGCATTCAATAAGGTCAATTATATTAACACTCATTGTATATAACAATATATGTTCTTTTCTTTATATTGTTTTTTGTTATTAAATCAAAAAACAATAATTTAATTATAATATAAAAAGTAAAAACAAACATATTAGAGTATAGATTCGCCTTCATATTTTTCTTTTATTTTTTCATTGAAAATTTTGAGTTGTTCGGCTATATCATATTCGGCAGGTAATACCATTCTCATATTTTTGGATACACCATCAACCCGTTTATCATAGCATAACTGTTCTTTGTTTCTTGAAAACACTATGGATACATGTTTCGGTAAATTTCGTTTCATTTTTTCTGGATATATATCATTTTCCAAATCATCTACAATTTTATTCGCATGTTGAAGTTTTTCCATTATAGAAACTTTTTCTGATTTTGTTGTTTCCCAATTTTTTTCCAACTTTGGATGACCTTCTACACGGAAATATTCCCTACTTAAATTTTTTTCTTTGTTATAGACATTATAATAATATACAACATATTTACGCAACATTGATTGTTCAATACCTTCCGGTAATGGTCGTGCATTTTTTTGGCGTTCTTTTTTAGTTCCAGGCATGATACCATTTGAATTTTGTTCTTGCATTTCTCGCGTTGCTATACGTAAATTGTCATACATATTATTTAATGGATTTCTATCAATATGGTCTACGCTAATATCAGCTGTTCCTTTTCCGTTTCCATAACATCCGGTAATTATTTGGTGAATATATAATATAGTACCATCCTTTGGAATACGGCTACATACATAACCATTTTGTAATGAATACCAAGTTAATTTTTCATTTATTTTTTCCTCAAAATCCAAAATTTTTTTGTATGATTTTTCACATAATTTTATAATAGTATCTTTTTCACAATACATCAACATTATATTTTTTTCGTTTTCTTCTACAATCCAAATAGGATTTTTCATTTGATTTGCGGAATTACCAAGTTCATTTATATGTCCCGGTATATATTTAATTATTTTATGTTTTTTTTCAATTTCATTATGATATTTGTGATATGGAATAACATTACATTTTCGTAAATCATATTTGTTGTTATTGAGAAATACATAATTCGTATTTTCAATATCAAACTGATATAAAAATTCTATTAAAAAATATTTTTTATAATTTGAAGTATAACTTGGATAATCATAATTTTCATCAAACAAGAATTTTTTTTTGAAATTCAATATTTTTACAGCATCATTGCAATCCACATAATAATTTCTTTCATTGTATGAAATAATATTGCAATTCAATTTATCATCAAATGAATAAGTAGGAGAAGTGTAGGTTTGTTCTAACATTATATATGTTATATTTTACTATAACATATATTCTTTATATTGTTTTACAATTAATTAAGTTACTTGATTAATTACTTAATTTGAATATGCTACGCCTGCCATTCCCGACATGACTCTCAATACGTTGTATGAAAGAGCATAGACACGGACTTTGGCGGTGGCAGTTCCACCAACCGCAGCAGATGAGAGCACAAGTTGAAGGACAGCGTTATCAATTCTGGAAAAGTTGCACGATCCGCTTGGTTGATGCTCTTCTGGTCTCAATGCAAATGAATAAACATTGATACCGGTATCAGGTGCGCGGGTGTGGTGTTGGAAAGGTTGAACAACATCAAAGTAAGAGCCTTCGCGTTCAGAGAATCTGTCTTGGCCGTTAAGTTGAAGTTTGGCAGTGACAACAGGATTTTCACCCCAGCAGTGCATGTCAAGGGCGGTTTCAGCAAGAACGAAGGTTCCAGCATCAGATAAGGCAGAACCAGTAACAGTTGGTGATGCGGTATTGACTTGGTCAACGAATGCTTGGAAGTTGTTAGCTTGGGTAGAGTTTAGTGGTCCACCAGTTGCCCAGTCAGAACTAGCAGAAGCATTACCGAAGACGGCATTGGCAGCACCAGGCATTTGGAATAATCCACTGGTGGCAATGAATGAGTTAGAACCTTGGGTTTCAGCAGGTCCACCGAATGCATGGATAGCGTTAGGAAGGGCATCAATGGCATCAGTGTAGTTGAAAGGTTGAGCACCAAGAGTCTTGTATAAAACAGAGTTTGATTCAAGGGAGGCGCAGTAATCAACGTTAGCATCAGGTTGAACAACCCATACTAATTCCTTGCAAGGATGGTTGAAGTTAAGTTTAATTTTGTTGGATGAGGAACCGACGGATTCATCACCAGTGAATTGAAGTTGTTCAATAAGGTATTCGTGTGGGTTTTGTGCCATCTTTCTGCGTTCATCAGTATCAAGGAAGATGTAATCAACGTAAAGAGATGCAGCAACAAGGGATTGTTGGTAGGCAGCAGTGACTGATTGGGTAGTTCCATCAGTTGAGGTTAATGATTTGACAGCCCATAAGCATTCTCCAATTGGTCTGAAATCAATGTTGATTTTGACTTCGTGGTATTGAAGAGCAATAAGTGGAAGGGCAAGTCCAGGGTTTCTGCAAAACCAGAAAAGAAGAGGAATGTAAAGGGTGGTTTCTGGAAGAGCGTTTCTTGGAGCGCAAACTTGGTTTGGTCCTCCACTTGATGAACAGGCACCTGATACAGCGGCGAAATCAGGGTCGCAGATGTATACAAGTTGAGTGGTGTGACCAATCATCTTGAAGTATCCACGTTGTTGTTCAGATGAAAGAGTAAGTTGGTTCCAGATGTGCATCCAGTCACCATATTGACGATCAATTCTTTGACCTCCAATTTCAACTTCAACTTGGGAGACAAGTTGTTCACCGACGAAATCTAACCAACGGGCATATACACCATCAGTTCCAGCGGTCTTTTGGGATTGGTTGATTTCAGGAAGGGTGACTTGAAGGTAGGTTCTGTATGCTAAATCACCATTTCTTGAAATGGTGCAAGTAACTCTACGACCAAAATCAGCTTGTCCAGAGAAAGTTTGTTCAATACTTTCCATGGCAAAGTTAGTATGTCTGCGGTATGATACTTTCCAGAAGGTAATTTCTGGGGTTCCGGTAAGGAAGACGTCTTGTGCGCCGTAGGCGACTAGTTGCATTAGTGCTCCACCCATTTTTTTAGGTTATATACTATTCCAAGAAAATAATTTCAGGATTTATTGCTAAATAAATAGAATTGTGAATCAAAATATACAATTCTATTTTATATATTTTAATATATCAACGAAAATGTCATCATATATGCTAATATAAAATAAAAAATAACAAAAAAATGATGTATCAGGTTTTGAAATTTGATACTATGAAATTTTCTAAATAATCTTCCTGAAATATTTCTCTACGATTTTCATGTTTCTTTGTAAATATATATTTTTCATTTACTTTTTTTATACTCCATCCATCTTCCAATGCATTGTTTATAAATATGTATTTTTGATATTGTTTTTTATTCATTTTTACAATATCTGGTGTTTCCAATAAAATGGAACTATCTGACATACTATTACTATATTATCTATATACATAGCGAAATTCATAGTTTTACGATTTATTTTATTTTTCTCGATATTGTACAATATTACACCATTACAAATTTCTTATTGCATTGAATATTTCCATTTCTTCCATAGCATTTTCGGTTAAAACATAAGTTAGTTCATTACCAATATATTCAACATAACAATTTTTGCGTATTCCATTTGTATATAGACAATTAAATTTTGATACATTTGTATTAAACAATGTATCTATATGAAATTTTACAAGTCCATGATATCTATTATATTTTTTATTACCAGAAATCAATATGTTATCATTATTATCTATATACATACCAAATCCATTTGCTGTATCATTTTGCCAAATACCTTCATATGAATATCCATTGGAAAACAACATACTACCACATCCATGCTTATACCCATACATGATTTGTCCTCGGTATATTGAATCATCCCGTTTTGTTATTTGTGTTGTGTATAATAACATATTGGTATTATTACACAAACTATTATACACATATTTATTGATATCATACAATAATTTTTCATGATTCATATCCATTTTTGGTGGTTTCTGTGTAGTTCTAATATATTGATATTTATACAAACTGTATGCAATAAGTGTGCAAAATAAGAATTCAAATAAACTTGCCATTTTATTGTATTATTGTAATTTTTTCAATCTATAAACCAATTCAATTTTTTACATAATACAAAATTGAATCAAATAATATAAATATTATTTTGTAGTAATAATGATGAACGAATATTTAGAAAATTTCAAAAAATGCGATATATTTACTCCTTCCACAATATCAAAACAAATGGCACAAAAATTGCATAAAAATGGAACATTATTAGAACCTTCTGTTGGTATTGGCAATTTATTGGACCATATTAAAATTGATGATTATGAAAAAATAGATATATTTGATATTAAAAAAGAATATATTGATAACTGTCCCAATCATCCTAAAATAAACAAATATTTGGCTGATTTTTTGAAACATGAAACTACCGATAAATATGATAATATTATTTTGAATCCTCCATATATAAAAATACAAGATTTACATTATGATTATGTTTCGTTTATCAAAGAAAAATGGTCTATTTTTAAAAACGGTAATATTGATATATATTATGCATTTTTGTTCAAATGTTTAGAATTACTTAACGAAAATGGTGTGATGGTTGCAATCACTCCAAATAGTTATTTACATAACAAATCCGCATTGAAGTTTAGAAAATATTTATTAGAAAATAAATGGATTGAAGAAATTATAGATTTTCAAGATAAACATGTATTTGACAATGCTGCTGTATATTGTTGTATTACTATCTTTACAAAAAAAGAAAAAGATGTGTTGATATATAACAATAATAGGATTGATTACAATAATATTAATCAACCAAATAATACAATGCATTTGATACATTGTAATTGTAATACTTCTCAAAAAACTCTTAAAGAAATATGCAAAATATACAATGGTATTGCAACTTTACGTGATGCAGTGTATATACATGATATCAAACTGTATGATGAACCTTGTTGGAAAAAAATCAAAACATCTACTTCTCACAAATATTGTATATATCCATATGATTCAAATGGTATTATTATAGATGAAAATACTTTCAAAACCAATAATCCAAATACATATGAATATTTGCTATCTAAAAAAAAGATACTTGCAGAAAGAGATAATGGAAATAAAACATATGTAACATGGTATGCATACGGACGCAGTCAATCCATCAAAGTTTCTAAAAAAGAAAAAGTAATATATATACCTAGTTTGATAAATCCAAATGATTTGAAATATACAATTGAAGAACCTAAATTGCATGTAGGATGTTTATGTATAGAACCTATAAATACAAATGATATACCGAAAATAATAGAATGTATAAAAAATAATACCGATTATTTGTTTAAAAATAGTAGCAAAAAAAATAACGGATGGATTAATTTATCAACGACACTTTTGTATGGTTTATTTTTAGATAATTTCATTTAAAATTTCAGCGAATGATTTTGTTTCTTCAACACCAATAATAGTAGGCGATTTATCAAAATTTTCATTTATATCACAAACATGATTTACATTCAAAATAACATTATAATTGTTATGAACCAAATTGTTATGGACAAGATTTTCGTATATTTTGAAACTATTATCATAATTGATGATTTCCCAATGTTTTATAGTATTATCTTTTTTTAAGTAAGGTATTTTATTCATCAAAACATTCACAGGAATAATATGAACATCTGGATTTGCCCATTTCAAGTGAGAAACTTCTCCTGTCAAATTTTCCCAGTAATTATAACAATTTTGAGAATAATTAGACATACAATTTTTAATAGGAAATATAATAACTGGTTTATTACCCTTTAATAAAACCACATCACATTTTTTTTGTCCAGATTTTGTTGTAGATTTTACAGCATATTCTTTTTTGATAGTGTATTCTCCAAGTTCTCCATATTTATTTTTTATTGTATTTATTATCATATTTTCAATGAAATCATTTAATATATCAGTTCGTTTAGAACTTCTTGGTCCATATGTAAAATATGCATTTAGCATAGAATTGAATCCTGACATTGTATCCATTTGTATTTTCTACAATTATATAACGGTGTTGATTATCTTTCAATTTTATACAACTATATAACGGGGTTGATTATCTTTCAATTTTCTACAAATTCAAAAAAAATATAAAAAATTGAAATACTTATATGAAAATAAAATATAGGCAATATAGAATGAAAATGAAACAACAACCAAATGTTAAAAAAGAGCGTATAATGACAAAGTCATTAGGTAAGGATACAAATGGATATGTATCAAAAAGTATCAAACCAGTTGTAGAAATTGATTTGATAAAATTTATAAAAGAGGAAATACATAATGGACCGCAAATAGTAAGTTTGCCAGTTCCACCATATCGGCATGCATTTCTTGTAGATATTCAACCAAAAAAAATAATGATATCGGATTGGGGAGGAGAATCAAATAAAACCGCTGGAATTTTAGATAGTGAAAATTATGAATGTGGATGGGAACAATATTCCGATTTTATGATAAAATTAGAAAAAATATACAAAAAACCAATAAAATATTATTCACTGGATAAATCTATATGTAATACTGCAAAAAAAATAAACAAAGAACGTGGTGGAGGTGGATGTTCATATTATATTTATGAATGGGTGCAA